CTAATTAACAAACAAAAGGACTAAAATATGAGTTATATGTACACTAAAGAACAAATGTTTTTAGAGTTTAAAGACGTTACGAAAAAAGATCAAAGTAAAAAGAACGAAACTTATACACATAGAATCGCTTACCTTACTTCTTTGAAAGAAGATATGATTTCTCAACCGAGAAACTTTAGCAATATTAGTATGAAGCCTGAACAATTACAGAATTTGATTGATGATTGGTCAGCGCCTAACCCTAGAGACGCTACTTACATGAGAGTTTTTAAAATGACTTATGATGAGAAAAAAGCTGAAGAAGAAGCATTATATTTTGACTTGACTAAACAAGAGAAAGTATATGCTCCAAAAAAGAAAAAAGAAGAAGATATAATATACAACTAATGTTAACAAAAGAACAAAAATTAAAACAGATAAGAGAAGACTACGATAATTATTGTAGATCACTTGGTGTCAATATTGACGCTAAAATCTCTTATGGTTTTGATATGCCAAATTACAAATGTCGGACAAGTTTACCGACTAGTGATAGAATTATAGGTGAAACTAAAAAGAGAGTCTACACCACACAATTACCTATGGGCAAAACAATTAGTGTGGCGTATAACAAGGGTCCTTACATGATAGTTGATGTAAAAGACTTTAAAACAATGGGAAAGAAAATATAATATGAAAACTTTGATGATGATAACCATTTTAGTTGTAATGACTACTATGATGACGAAAGCAGATGAGACAATCGATACAAAAGTAAAAAACTTTGTTGTTAGTGAATGGGTTGAGGTAAAAGAATACCAAAAGACACAATGGCAAGAAGGCAATGAACAGGTAATTGGAACTTGGACTAAATTAAAAAACTTTATATGGAAAGTTGGTAATAATGTTACACAAGATTAGTGATTTCTGTTTAAAGATTGATGGTGTCAAAAAAACAAGTGATAGACTCTATAATCTTAAATACAATAATCCAAAGACGCCTGAGCGTGATGCTCAGGTTGCCGAGTTAATTGATGATATTCAATCAACTTGTTTATTAATTGCTAAAGATGTTAAACCATATGACAGATAAAAATATACAAATACAAAATCTTCTAATACAGAAAAAGAATTTAGAAGAAACATTAGAATGGAAACATAATAGATTCCACGAAGATGAATTATATGAGATTAATGATACATTAACAAAGTTAGGAGTAACTACTGATGAGAATAATATTATTACTATTGGTTAGTTTATTAGTAACTAATTGTCAAGCGACAAGATCAAATGTAGGCGCAACACTAGGTGCTGTAACTACCACTGGCGCTTGTGTATCAATGGGAATCAATGATCCATATGCGATTGCTGGTTGCGCTGTTGTTGGTGCATTTACTGGCGCAGAGGTTATGTATAATTCAGATTATGATGTCCATAATGCTACGTTTGTAGATCATTTAAACCATGGTAAATCTACAAGTAGTTACACCAATTGGTTTAATCAAAAGACAGGTAATAGTGGTATCATACATACGACAAGATCATATAATAAGGGTCCTATCAAATGTAAAGATTATAGTGCGACTGTTGATATATCTAACAGATGGCCTCTTGTAGGTGTTGGTGGTGTCAATAGAAATACAATTTTTGGAATAACTTGTCAAATGCCAGATGGCAGATGGGTAGAATGGAAAGGTCAATAATGAATATAGTTGCAATGAACAAATTAATGTTTTACACAATCGTTTTAATACTCTTCAGTAAGTATGCGTTTGGTAATGAGAATGGCGACTTGTCAGGAACGACATATCCTTCAGATAATGTAAAAGTTATAGAGATATTAGATAAGATAGAACAAATAGAAAAAGAAGAAGACAAGGTTTATTGGAATAAGATAACAACTGTGAAACCAAAGAATGCGGCTGATCAGTATTGTTACGTAAAAGTTATTATCAAAGAGAGTGATAATCAACTTATCAAGGAAGAAATTTTGGAGTGTGCAGATGGTAGAAAACGAGTCGATGGACCAACTTATTGGGAACTATTCGCTGAGTTTTACTATACTGATATGGCACAACCAGAATACTGCCGAAGATATAGTCGGAACAAACATGCCTTTAAAACACCAGGAAAAGTATGTTTAAAAATAAATGGTGAATGGGAGATAAGATGATAAAAAATATAATCATAATCTCATTAGTTATAGTTGTTGTGACAGGTATGACAGGGGCTGAGTTTTTAGATCATATAGCTTTAGCACTTGACAAAGCGCAAGAACTAGTATATAATGTAAAAAGTGAGGTTAAATAATATGAACAAATATGTAAAAATAATGGGTATAATGACCCTATCTTTGTTGATGACCAATTGTGCGTCTCAATATAAGATTAAGACAGAGAAGTCTAAAGTATTAAATGAGGTACCGAAATGGTATGTTAATGACTTTTCTGATAAGAAAGCGTGTGACACGCCTACGTTTGGTAAGAACAAAGATAAAATGTGTATCTTTGGTGTTGGTACTGCGGTATCTCCAGACTTACAACTTGCGATAGAGAAAGGCATGATGGTTGCGAAAGCAGAAATGGCTGATATTATCAAAGGTGAAATGAATAAGTCTTCAAAAATATTCATTACTGAACTTGGCAAACAACATAACAAGACTACTGTGTCAGAAGTTGAATCTACAATTGTAAATTTAATTACAAAGACACCAGTAAGAGGTTATGAAATCTTTGCTAAAGATATAACTATGACTAAAAATGGTTATTACAGAGTGTGGATTGGGTTAAGATTACCAATGGGTGATTATAACAAAATGTATAACTTTACAATATCAGAAGCTGTTGATGCTTACAATGTAAAATCAAAAGCTCAGATTGCGTTTCAAAAGTTAGAGGAAACATCAAATGAAGATAGTAATTTACAGTAAAAATAACTGTCAGTTCTGTACCAAGGCGAAGCACCTTGTTAAGACGCTTGGCCTTGAATACGAAGAAAAGTCTTTAGAGAAAGACTTTGGTTCTGATCCTGTTAAACTAATAGAAGATATTGGTAAACAGGTTAGAACAATGCCACAAGTTAAGATTGACGATAAGTTAGTCGGTGGTTACAATCAATTAGTAGAATACTTTGCCGATAAAGGTTTAGTAAATTTTAAGGGTGAGAAGATTGACAAAAGATAATATTATATTATTTCCACAAAATAAAATTGTGGAGAGATCAACTGCTGGTAAAAAACTACCTAGTAAGAAAGATCAAAAGTTTTTAGACGAACTTGCTAAACAACAAACCAAAGAGTTTGTAGAGACAAGCGTTGATGATATGAGTATGAATTTATTGAAAAGTTTTTATAATATGGGTATCAAAACAGAACGAGGTGAGTTTACAAAAGACTTGGCTATGTTAGTTGATACAATGAGAGGTTTGATATACAGAGACTTTAATATGAAACACCCGTCACAAGTATTAGCAGAGAAGATGGTAGAACTAAAAGTATTAAAAAACGGCACTCAAAGTGCGAGAATAAACTATGACATATTCCAAAAAGGTGTTAAGACAGTGCCTTTAAATCCAGAGATCCGAGAAGAACTAAAAGATGGCCCAGATTGGTTGGAGCCAGATGAGGACCTTGACAAATGAATTCGCTAAGAATCGCCTTCGCAGGTTGTAAAATAGTTTTAATTAAACTTAAATATATAAAGGAGTATATATAATATGTTAAACACAATAAAAAACTTGTTTGGTAAAGATGAACTAGTAAAAGTAAAAACAGTAAAAAGAACTGTTGCTATTGAAACTAGAGGCAGAAAAGCTTTATCAAAAAAACAAAAACTACTTAACTTACTATCAAAAGGTGGTAATGTTGCTTGGACTTCAATTCAAAAGAACTTTGATTTAGAGTCTCCAAGATCAATGATTGACACGCTTAGAGCTGAAGGTCACATGATCTATGGTAACAGAGTTGGTGGAAAAAAATACTACAGAATGGGAACTCCAACAAGAGCTATCATCGCTGCTGGTATCAAAGCGTTATACGGAACTCCGTTCAAGTATGACAACCACACTGTTTCTGTAAAGAAAGCAGACCTAATCGCACTTGATGCGTAGTTAGAAAGCTAGATGGGGCGCTTCGGCGCCCTTTCTTATTATGGACTTACAACACGGATTATTATTTCTTTTTTTGAGTGTTAGTTTTACACTAACAATTTTATGTATAGGTTTGTATATCTATAATAAAAATCAACAATCAATTAAAAAAGAAGAAGAAAAAAATCCGGTTGATGGAATTTTATAAGTATTACAAAAAATTATGATAGATAAATTAATAATTGATCAGATTGAACAACAGACAACAGATAATAATGTTGCTGTTTTATTATCAGGTGGTGTTGATAGTTTATCAGTTGCATTCGCTGCTCATAGAATGGGTAAGAAGATAACTGCATATACGTTTCATCTACAAGATCAGCCATCATATGACGCTACAAAGGCCGCTGAAGTGGCCAAACTTATGGGTTGGGGTATTCATGTTATAGAAGTACCTACACACAATTTACAGAACGATTTTCAAAGATTAGTAAAAGAAGTAAGATGTAAAAAGAAAACACATTTTGAATGTTGTTTTCCATTTTTATATGTGTATCCAGAGATTGAGGAAGATGTTGTATTAAGTGGTTGGGCTGCTGATGGTTACTATGGTATATCTAAAAAGGCCATGATACATTATGGTCCAGGTAAATCAAAAGAAAAATTTGATGAGTTTAGAGATAACTATTTTGACATAAACAATCAAGCAGGTTATCTATGGCATGAATTGGTTGCCAGAAACAATAAGAAACAATTGATTACACCATATCTATCTCTTCCTGTCAAGGACTTTTTCTATAACATGACATGGGAAGAAGTAAACAAACCATTTCAAAAACATCATGTGGTTACTGCATTTGAAGAATTTAAAAAATTTAAATTTAAGAAACATATCAACTTACAGTTAGGTGCTGGTGTGGACAAATTATTTGAAACCCTAATTGATGATAAATTTATTAACTTTAAATTTAGAAAACGAGTAATGGACATATGTAGAGATTGGTCTAAAATGTCAGATGATATAGGAGTGCTACAATAATGATTATAATAGATTTAAACCAAATAATGATTTCAAATCTGATGGCCCAAAGTAAAGGGGATATATCAGAGTTACCAAATAAAGACGCAGTAAGACACTCTATCTTAAATACAATTAGAGCATTTAATATGAAGTTTAAAGATGAGTTTGGCACGTTAGTATGTGCTGCTGATGCTGCTGATCCATGGCGTAGAGATATATTTCCACAATACAAAGCTTCACGTAGAAAGAATAGAACTGAAAGTAAGATTGATTGGAAAGGTGTCTTTGGTATTATGAGTGAGATAAGAGAAGAACTTACAAAGAATATGCCATACAAAATATTACATGTGGATAGATGTGAAGCAGATGATATCATTGCCACACTAGTCGCTATGAGAGAAGAAGACAAGTATTTAATCGTATCTGGTGACAAAGACTTTGTTCAACTGCAACACTATGGAGACGTATATCAATATAGTCCTATGTTAAAAAGTTTTATGGGTGAGAATGTAAATTCAGAAACATTTTTAAGAGAACAGATTATCAAAGGTGATAGATCAGATGGTGTTCCTAATATATTAAGCGATGATAATATATTTTTGACAGACGAGAGACAGAAACCTATCAACAAAAAAAGATTGGAAGAGTGGTCAGATACAGATAACATACCTCTAGGCAGTCAAACAAGAAAGAACTTTGAACGTAATAAAACATTAATAGATTTATCTATGATACCAGAAGACATTAAAACAAGTATTATAAATAACTACAAGAACTATAAAGATAATAGCAGATCGCTACTGTTGCAATACTTTATAGATAATAAGCTAAAAGCATTGATTGAAAACATTAATGATTTTTGATAACATATATATGGAGAAAACAAATGGCTGAAGAAAGAGCAAGAAACCCTAACTTAATATCACCGGCGTCTATGACAGCAATGGCATCTACTGCAGGTTCTGGTAAAGAGTTAATGAGTGAAATCTTTACCAAAGTTAATAATGCTAAAGTAAAGGCAGACAAGATCGCTGTGTTAAAGAGAAACGATACACAAGCAATGAGAATGATCTTAAAAGGTGCCTTTGATCCAAAGATACAATGGGATTTACCTCCTGGAATACCACCGTTTATAAAAAACGAAGTGCCAGAAGGAACTCAACATACTTGGTTAGAGAACGAAAGCAGAAGATTATATAACTTTGTAAAAGGTGGTAATAACCAACTTAACAAAATAAAAAAAGAAACACTATTCATACAAATATTAGAAGGGTTGCATTATAAAGAAGCAGCGGTTTTAATTGATGTAAAGAATGGAACTTTAAATAAGACATACAAAGGTCTTACATCAGAAGTTGTAAAAGAGGCATTCAATTGGAATGCTGAATTTGCGAAACCTGCTGAATAAAACATACGAATCAAAGGGTGCGACACTTGTTGTTCACCCTTTGTTCCCCCCAAATCCCTATAAAACCACGCAAAATACTTGTTGACAATCCCTCTATTTTATGTTATTATATAAATATGAAAGTGAGGAATATATAATGAAAAAAGTAATAGTATTTTTAACAGTATTATGGTTTGGTTTAAACGCCTTATCCAATTCAGTTAAAGCAGACGAGTATAACACAGCCGTGATTGGTCATGTTGTATCAGAAACAATTAAAGGTACCGACATGGACCACCAGAAATTGTTAGAGGCAGAAATGAGTAAGATGGCTCATACATTTGCTTTACAAATGGCTTACACGCTTGAAAAACATTTACCTTACATTATGGATTCTGTAATGACACAATTGAGACTTGAACTTGATAAGAAACACAAATGCTTATTATTAAAAGATTCTAAAATTGGGGATAAAGAATGTCAAAACAAACACTAGTGACTAAAAAAGTATTAAAACGAGAGCTTGTAAGTAATCGTAAATATAAGACTACTTACAAAGACATCAAAAAGTATTTTAAGATGATTAACAAAGCTGTATTCGGCAATCTACTATCGCCTTTTAATGAAATCTTAATTAAAAAGATTTATGACTCTAACGAAATGAAATGTTATGGTCAAGTGATAGCTTGGGAATGGAAAAGAAAAGGCACAAGAGTTTATCATTTAGAAATGTTACCTTATTATAGAAACAAAAAAGATTTTGTGGACACTTTAGGACACGAAATGGTACACCTATACCAAATGGCCAACGTAGGTGATACTGGGAATCATAACAAACTATTTTATAGTTTTAGGCCTAAATTAAACAAAATAGGTTTAGACCTATAGAAAGATATATTATGAGTGAAGTGAGAAGTGGTAAAGAGTTAGACCCCTATTTAAGAGGTCGTATTGGTGAGGCAAGAGTTAATTTAGAACAATTAATCAAACCAAGTAATCCAAGTGGCACAAAAAAAGTTTATTATCTAGGTAATTTTAGAAAAGATGTATTAGATAATTTTACAGAAAAACAATCAATCAAAATATTTAATGCTATGGAAAAGATGCACAACCAAGTACATTTATTTCAAAAGAAAGTACCTAGTTTTACAGACGCAGATGGCGTTGAGTGGACTGGTTACGAATATATAGCAATCAAAAAATAATATGAATAGAGTTAGGACCTTAATGTTAATGGCTACAATTGTCTTCTGTGGGATAGTATGGTGCCATTATAAATCATTAGCATATGCTGATGTTCCAAAGAGACCTAACTTTAAACATAGTAATAATACAGAATTTTTACATAGTGTTAAACAATGTGTTGACTATGTTTATTATCATAATGATGTTGAAGAAGTTAACCTAGAACTATTAATAGCACAAGCAGCATTAGAGTCTGGTTGGGGTAACAGTAGATTTGCTAATGAGGGTAATAATCTATTTGGTATTAGAACATATGATTTAAGAGAACCCCATATGTTACCATCAAATAAACCAAAGAAGTGGGGTGTAAAAGTTTATAAACATGAATGTGATAGTGTATTAAACTATATAAATATACTAAACAAGGGTAAGGCTTTTACAGAGTATAGAAAGTTAAGAGAAGAAGGTATCACAGACCCATTTATACTAACAGAGACACTTGATGCATATGCATCGGATAAATATTATTTCGCAAAAGTTAAAAGTATATTAATCAAAATTAGAAAAGACTATCAGTAATGTTCTTAACGATATTAACATTTTTATCGGCCATATCTATATCAATTATAGCGGCTGGGTATTCAATCATAGGTCTAGCGACATTGTTTGCTGGCGCTGTAATACCTATTATATTAATGGGTTCAGCATTAGAAGTTGGTAAACTAGTTGCGGCTAGTTGGTTGTATCACAATTGGAATAGTAATGTTCCCAGGTTACTAAAAGCATATCTATTCTCAGCTATTATTATCTTAATCTTTATTACATCTATGGGTATCTTTGGTTTTCTATCAAAGGCACACCTAGATCAAGTCAAACCAACATCAAGTAATAACATCAAAATAGAATTATTGAATAATCAAATTAAGTCACAACAACTTATTATTGATAGATCACAAAAGACATTAACACTATTAGACAAGGCATTAGAAGTTTACATAGATAAAGAATTTGTAACTAGAGGTCTAAAAGAACGTAAGAAACAAGAACCAGAAAGATTAGAACTAAACACAGCAATCAAAGAAGCAAGTAATGAGATTGGCAAACTATCCGAAGAAAAGGGTATATTGAGTTTAGAACAAAACAAGATAGAGGCAGAAGTAGGACCAATCAAATATGTGGCAGAGTTGATCTATGGCGAGAACGCTGAAAACAATTTTGACAGCGCTGTTCGTATAGTGATATTGATACTCATATTTGTATTTGACCCTCTCGCTGTACTTCTCTTAATCGCAGCAAACATATCATTAAGACAATGGCGTCAGAAAAGAAACATAAAAAAGAGTGAAGAAAAGTTTGATTTAGAAAGCAGATTAGAGAGAGAACGTAAGAAGGCGAAAAGACTTAACGAGAAGAATAGAGACTATAAGAAAATGGTAACTAAAATTGGCGACTTCAAAGACATGGATCCAGACGAAATTAAATTAAAATTAGACCAAATATATGACTGGAATGAAAAAGATTAGTATTATATTATTATTGGTGTTTCTATCAGGTTGTATGAAAACCACCTGTGTAACAGATACCGAATGTACAAAGAAACTAGATTGGAATAACAAGGGCTTTACTTTGTTTAGAACAGTGATAACTAATGGGACAAATTTGGGCAAATAGAGGGTTGACAAGCACCCTAAAGTGTGATATATTATAGACTATGGAACCAAAAATTCATATACCAATAGAAGTACAAAAATTAGATGCACTTGCTAGTGCGTGTAAGAAGGCAACTAATCCTGACTTTAAAGCTTTATGGTATAGGAAGTTGATTGATTTGGGATACAAATATAAACTAATGGACTATGTAATGAAGAAAGGCTTGAAACACTAATGAATATATTTTATGTACACAAAGACCCTGTAAAGTCAGCAAAGATGTTGATAGATAAACATGTGGTTAAAATGATTATAGAGTCAGCACAAATGTTATCTACTGCGCACAGATTAATCGATGGCGAACAGTGGGAAGATAGAACTAAAGCTGGTAGAAGAATAAAAAGATGGCGACTAAAGAACAAAGAACATGAAGATATAATCTACAAAGCTTCACACGTTAAACACCCTAGTACAATTTGGGTTATGGCGTCAGCATATAATTACTATTGGTTATACAATCACATGGTTGCGTTGAATGATGAATTTAAATTAAGATACAATCATACAGAAGACCATATGACAATTAGAAAATTAGGTATTATACTTCGTAATCCACCTAAAGGAATATCTCTAACTACAATACGAACAGATCCCACTCCAGCAATGCCTGATGAGTGTAAGATACCTGGCGATGTAGTTGGTTCGTATAGAAAGTATTATGTTATGAAGAAAAAAGATATGGCATCGTGGAAGGCGCCATCAACCCCACCTGAATGGTATACGAAAGGTTTACAAAATGGACTATGAAGAAATGGAAAAGATGTCTTTAGACGAATCTAAAAGACAAACAAAAGAACGAAAAGAAATTGGACTAAATATGATAAGACCATTTACATATGATGAAAAGAAATTATTATGGGATGGATTAAGAGAAGACAATAAGACCTTACATGAATTAGCAATGGAAGGTTTTAATGAAGAACAAACATTAAGAAGAATAGAAGAAAAACAAGAATTAAGTTTAATAGAAGAAAGGAACGGATTCTAATGATTAAAGAAGCATTAATAAAAAAACTAGAAGGTGATATTGCTGTTGCTGAAGCAGATTTAAAAACTTTCTTAGCGTCACCAATTGGTGTTGCTGAACATATTGACTATGTAATAACAGCAGAGAAAAAAGTAGAAATACTAGCACATGCTAAAGATAAACTAGAGGCAATTACAAACCTATAATGCCATCATATACATTTTACAATTCAAAGACCAAAAAAGAATATGACGATATGATGACTATTGCTGAAATGGAAGAGTTGTTAAAGAAGAAGAAACATATTAAACAGGTTCCTAAAGGTATAAATATTGTAGCGAGTACAGGTGACCGTCATATGAAATCAGATGGTGGTTGGAAAGACACACTATCTAAAATAGGTGAGGCACACCCTGGTAGCCCATTGGCACAACAGACACAAAAGAAGTCTATAAAAGAAATTCGAACTGAACAGGCTATACAAAAGAACAAGAAACGAGTAGCAGCAAGGAGAAAACGATAATGGCAGATATACCAGATTATATGAGAGGCTTTGACCTTGATGAAGATTGGGGTATAACTCCTGTTGAAAAACCAGCAGAGAACACTCAACCAACAATTGACCCTAAAGCAATAGACGATCAAAATTTAGAACTATCAAAAGTTAAATCAGATGTATCAGATGTTAAGTCTATGATGAATGAGATCATGCAGATTGTTAGTGAGAAAGAAACGATCACTAAAGAAGTAAATAGTGA